CTGCGGCAGAAACAAAGGTTGGCGTGACTCCGCCTCCTGCGGCAACTGGCGGTTTGTTTGGTTCGTTTATGGAAGCGGTGCGTGGGCTTCATCCGAACTCGTCAGCCTTAAAATCAAGCACTCCTGTAACGGATGCTCGAAGGGCTTTCCCAAAACTTTATGCCGAATACAAGGCAAAAGGTTTGGCTATGGCACAAGGCGGAATTATTACAAAGCCAACACAGGTACTCGCTGGCGAGGCTGGCGCAGAGGCAATTATTCCTTTAGATAAGTTGCAGTCAGGTATGACAGTTAATGTGACTATCAATGCTGGCATGGGTACAGATGCGGCGAAACTTGGTGACGAAATTGTTGATGTGCTTACTCGATACCAGCGCAGAAATGGTGCGCTACCACTTAAGGTTGCATAAATATGGCTGTAATGGCATGGGGTGAAAACATCCAGATTTTCATGGAGTTAGGTTTTCCTGCAAACCCTTTTACCCTTGACGATGCGGCGCTTGGTGTACTTGATGAGGATTATCTTGACGGCACTCTAATCGGTGACGATGTTTCGCCTTATGCGCAAGAGATTTCTATTTCACGGGGTCGATCTGACCAGTTGCAGAACTTTAATGCTGGAACTTTTAGTGTTCGGTTGTTGAACCGTGATCGAAGGTTTGACCCAATTAACGAAAGTTCCCCATATTGGAATAGCACTCTTGGTGTTTCTGGTATTGCGCCACGCAGAAAAGTAACTGTTGTTTCCGATGGTGTCGCCTTATTCACAGGGCGCATTACAGACATCGATGTTTCCTATGAGCCGAACAACCCAAACGCTACTAGCGAGAACAGTTATGTGACTATCACAGCCTCAGATGACTTTGTACTGTTAGCAAATACTTTTACAGAAAATCCGCTAACCCCGACACAGGAGTTGTCTGGCACACGGGTTTCGACAATTCTTGATTTGCCTGAAGTGGGCTATCCAGCAACTAGAGACATTGATACAGGCTCGGCAACTTTAGGTGGTGGGGCAACATTCGAGATTGGTGCAAACACAAACATTCTGACTTACTTGCAATCTGTTGCTACTAGTGAACAGGGCTACTTCTTTGTAGCCGCAAATGGTGACCTAACTTTCACTGACCGTATTGCCGCCTCATTCGCAACTCCGAGCGCATACTTCTCTGATACTGGAAGCAATATCCCTTACACCAGCCTGTCAGTTATGTACGGTCAAGAGTTCCTCTATAACAAGGTTGTATGTTCAGTTGAGGGTGGAACAGATCAAACCGTTAATGATGTTTCCTCTCAAACGGAGTACGGGATTTCAACCCTTAATCTTTCAGGCCTGCTATTAGTAGATGACGCCGCAGCCCTAACTCTCGCAACCGATTTGCTCGACAGATACAAGTTGCCTGAATATAGATTCGATAAGTTGCAGACGATTTACAATCCGTTGAACTCGATCAATCAGGGTACTTTAACCGCTATCGAAATTGCCGATGTTGTAAGCATCACACGCACCTACCCCACCGGAACTCCAGCCAGTGTCACGAAGGAATACAGCATTGAGAACATCCGCCATGTGATCAGCCCTAGTTCACACACGGTTGAATACGGGCTTGCTGTGGCTGATCTTGTTTATCCATTCACACTGGATGACGCAACATTTGGTGTGATGGACTCAACTAACGCTCTCACATAGAGTGTTACACTCGGAGGCACTATGGCAGGCGCAGGCGCAAAACTCTTTACCAGTGGCAGTGTTCTAACAGCAGCACAGGTCAATACATACCTGATGGATCAGGCTGTGATGGTTTTCGCCAGCACAGCAGCCCGTGATGCAGCGTTCGGTGGCGCAGGTGAGCCAGCACTTGCAGAAGGAATGATTTGTTATATTTCTGATGCAAACAGTTTGCTTTACTACACTGGCACAGCGTGGGCTTCGCTTGGCGAGGATGATCAGTTTGTTTTAGCAGCACAAGTTTTCGGATAAAGGAATAACTACATGGCAACATTTGCGAAGCAAGTACTTAGTGGTTCTACAGATGGTAGAGGAATCAAAGTCGCTGCGACTGCAACAGCAGGCACAACAATTCATACTGGCTCATCAACCTCAACAGTGATTGATGAAGTGTGGCTTTATGCAGTAAATACTTCTGCATCCAATGTCAAACTAACTATTGAATATGGTGGCGTAAGTTCTCCTGACGACCACATTGAGTTCACTGTTCCTGCAGAAGCAGGTCTATATTTAGTTGTTCCAGCGTTGTTGATTAAAGGCAATGCGACACCTTTGGTGGTTCGTGCGTTTGCTGCAACAGCGAATGTGATTGTTATTCACGGTTATATCAACAGGATTTCGTAAGTCGTGGCACGGTATCAAGGTCGCACACTCATTGAGCAACCTGCAGTTGGTGGGTGGGGTCAGCCCGCACCAACAGGTATTGGTGTTGTCGCAGGTTATGGTGTTGCTTCAGGTGGAACTTCATCAAGCATTACTGCAGGTGGGAACGCTTACACACTTTTATCGTTCACTTCAGATGGAACGTTGACTGTTGCGACTGCAGGTTTATTTGACTGCCTTGTGGTTGGTGGTGGTGGTGCTCAAGGATACTCAGCAGGACCAATCGGTGGTGGCGGTGGCGGTGGCGTAATTCGTTCTACTTACTTTATTCCTGCTGGAACATATGCTGTTGAAGTCGCAGCAGGTCAGGGCAGTCTTGGTTCAAGTGGTTTCGGTTCGTCAATTCATAATGTGGCTTATGTTGGTGGTGGTGGTGGTTCTAATGGTCATGCAACACCTACTGGTCAGCAAGGTGCAATCAACGCTGGTGGCTGTGGTGGTTTCAATACTGGTGCGAATGTCAGCAATATGAAGGGTCTTACATCAACCATTTATGGTGGCGGTTTTGATGGTGGCGCAAACCCTGGTGCAACTGGTGGTTCTGGTGGCGGTGGTGGTGGTGCTGGCGGTGTAGGTGGAAACCCTAACGGCGGTGCTGGCGTAGACCAATCAGACTTCTTTGGCAATGTGGCTGGAACTAATCGTTTCGGTGGTGGTGGTGGCTCTAGCAGTGGCTCAGATGGTGTAGGTAACGGTGCAAACAACACTGGTGGTGGTGGAAAGCATGCAACACATGATGGATACAGTGGCGTAGTTTATGTGAGGTTCAGAGTATGACCGCAGAGCCACTACTTCACTTTGCAAAACTTGATTCAACAAATACTGTTGTTCATGTTGCTCTTGTTACAAGAGAGTTTTTGGAAGCGAATCCTGATAGGTATGAAGGCGTATGGGTCGAGACTTGGCAAAATATTGATGGTGTCATATTTGCTGGGATAGGTGCAAAATACGATCCAGAAACCGAAACATTTACTGCGTATGAACCACCAGTAAGAGTGTTGTCAGAACAAGAAAAAGCAGAACTATTAGCAAACTCCTAGAACCAAATTGAACATTGTTTTTTTGGCTGGACTTCCCAGAAGTGGAAGCACACTGCTGTGTTCAATTCTTTCGCAGAATCCTGAAATCGTTGCAGGGAGAATATCCAACCTTTGTGATTTGATGTGGAACGCAAAGGTGAGCCTAGAGAATTACAAGTTTATTTCTGGTCAGGCTGCAACTAATCATGATTTGGTTTTATCAAAACTGCCTGAACTTTACTATTCGGGAAATGATGACAAACTTGTTTTTGATCAATGTAGGGCGTGGACACTGCCAGCGAATGTGCAGATGATTCTTAATCATCTTGATGAAGCACCAAAGATTGTTTGTTTGACCAGAGATATTGATGAGGTTAAGCGATCATATGTGGATCTATTTGAAAGGAACGGGAGGAATGATTTTGTTGGTTCTGGCTACGAGAATGAATTGATCAGGAATGTTGCAGCAGTTGAATATGCAAGGGAACTTCCTGAAGGTTGGGTTCACTGGATTCAGTACAATGAACTTGTTGAATCAACTGATCGTGTGTTGGATGATCTTTATTATTTTATAGGTCAGGCAAGGTTTGATCATGATTTGGAAAATATAGTTTGTGATTTTTCTGATAGTGAATCTGTTGGTGGTCTTATTGGTTTGCATGATGTGAGGAAAAAAATTGGGTTCAGAAATAGTAAAGATAAATAATGTTCTGCCAGATGACTATCACGGTGTGATTGTTGCTGCTGTCACTGGTGAACTTTTTGAGTGGAATCTGATTAGGGATATTTCCAACAGTGGCAATCCGTCTGATGACATAACGGAGTATGCGTTTAGGCACAAGTTGTGGTGGCAGAACAAAAAGGTTTCTGAATGGGCGAATCTATTTGACCCTTTGATGAGTGCATTTGTTGATTGCACAAATGGCTCTTTGGTGTATGTGCCAAAGGTATTTCTCAACATGAATATGAACTACGGAAAGCAAAACAAAAACCTTTCACACTGTGATGGTTCTATGGATATGGAAACAGAAACATTGAAACGATTTACAGGTATTTACTATGTAAATGATTCAGATGGTGACACATTGTTTTATTCTGATGACGGTGAAACAGTGGTCAATAGTGTTTCTCCAGAAGCAAATACAATGATTGTTTTTAGGTCTGGTTTTCTGCACTCAAGGCAGTTGCCACTTGCAAGCAATACAAGGTTGGTATTGAACATGAATGTATTGGTAGATGTTTCATGAGTTCTAAATGGCTGATCTTTCTCCCTGTAGCCATGTTTGCACTGTTCGCACCACAGCCTGCTGAAGCGTCACAGGTTGGTCTGTTAGTTCGTGGATATTCGATCACGGAGATTCCGCCAACTAAATCAGATATTGCTTACCCGTTATGCGGCACAAGCATCGAGCCATTTATTAATGCCACGTGGGATTGGCAACCATATGAACAATGCGGCGTTGATTCCTTCATGCTTCACTACACAGGTTTCCTTCAAGTTCCTGAACACGACACGATCGAGTTTTGGATTGCGTCAGACGATGGCGGAACAATCAAGATTGGAACAGAGGAGTTTGGTGTTTGGCAAGATCAAGGATGTTCCGCTACAGAAACAGGTCAGATCGAAATGCTTTCCGGAATCCATACTGTTGATGCGTGGATGTACGAAAATGGCGGTGGCACCTGTTTTATGTTTGCGTGGAATATTGACGGGCGTGGTTGGGAGATAGTCCAACCTGAGTTCTTTACGAGCGAACCGTTACCATCAGCGACAACTTCCACACTTGAAACGACAACAACGGAATCATTAACAACCACATCTACTTACCTGCCCACCACAACGGCAGAACTACAAACAACAACAACATCGCCCCAAACAACCTCATCTATTCCTCCCATCGATCTATCGCCCGAAACATCTGCGACAACCACGACAACACAAGCGCCAGCACCAATCCAAATCCCGCTACCAATCCCAGAATCAAGCACATCCGTTCAGATTACCGCCGCACCTTTGCCTCCTGTCGAAGCCGCACCCCTAGAAACCGTTGCGCCCGTAATAACCGTGAACCTTCCTCTAGAAACCTCTTTAGCGCCTGTTCTAAGCCTCCCTAACGCATCGGAAACAACAAACACGGTAGAGACACCCCCTGCTACTTCCCTGCCTCCTGTAGCGCCTGATGAGCCTTTAACGGAAGCCGAGTTTGTTCAGGCATTATCGGTTCTGGCTGATTCGACTCCAGAGGAAGTACAAGCGGTAATCGAGCAGATTCTTGAAGCGGATTTGTCAAGCGATCAAGCCGAACAGTTAGTTGCCTCAGCCGAGGTATTAACAGCGATCACGGGAACTCAGGCCCAAGAACTATTCGAGCAGATCGAACCTGCGCAACTATCTGAGTCAATGGCAAGCGTTATCGCAGACGCTATGAACAACCCTGATGTTCCTAATGAAGTTAAGGAAGCGTTTGAAGACACGCTGAATATCTTTAGCAATAACGGATTTAGTACTTATGTGCCTTTAGGTTCGAACGTGAATGTGGCGGTGCGGCGCACAATTATTGCAGGCACTACAATCCTTGTGGCTTTACCATCTCCTGCACCTGCGAGGCGTACATGAAACGAATACATGACTACCTGATTGAGAACGCTTGGGTGTGGGCTGGAACGGGCTTGGTGTTGCTTACTTTGTCTGGAACAACTTTGCGTCAGGCTTTATGGATTACCTGTTTGACTGTGCTAGTACACTTTGTGGCAACCATGTTAAGGAAAGGTGACCAAGAATGAAAAAGGCTCAGGATGTCGCAGGAAGAATTGTTGCGTTGTTTCTCACTAATGCGTTGGGTGTAATTACGGGTGCGAGCGTTATTGCGCCAGAGTTAGAGATTTGGAAGGCTGCAGCACTTGCTGGCGCAGTCTCCGTGTTCAAGGTTGTCGAGTCTTTGGCTCGTGCAAGCGTTGATGGGAAACTTACCGCCGATGAGATCGATGCGGCGTTTGGTGCTACACCTAAAAAGATTGCCGCTAAAAAGGTTGCTAAATGAAGCGCCCGT